ACCTTCTGCATCGATAGACAGCGACACTGCACCGGGAATGCGAACCGGCTTTGCAAAAGTCGGCACACCTTCTTCATCATAAGAGGTGATTTTTGCATAGTGAACTTTGTTCAGACCGAATTTTACCTTGTTTTTCTCCATTGCCATATAGATCAAACCTCCATCTCATAGAGTACTTCATACAATTCTTCCGAATCAATGAATGTTTCTGTTTTTGTATAATAAATCTCGTGCTGGGAAAGCACTGACTCCACCTGTTCTTCCAATTCCGGCTGCTTTTTGTCTGTGTACAATTCAATGTCCAGCTGTTTGCAACTGAAATATGCCAAATTATCCGCTGAAAATGTATTCTCTCCGGGAGATAAAAACAGCAGAAAAGGCGGTGCAGGACTCTCGCCCTCGGCAAAATGATGGTAGGCAAAAGGCAGTCCCATTTCCTCCATCATTTCTGCGATTTGTTCGTAGGTCATGACAAAGCCCCCTCAATCAAATGCTCCAGCAACTGCACACCGTTTTCTTCCGCAGGAGCAATATGCGGTTTGCCGGATACCCGACCACCGCCACGCTTGGCATGCCCCTTTTCCAGAAGATGTGCCAGTTGATATCTGTTTTTAGAATGTACTGTCATCTCCAAAGAGTGACTGTTTTCGCCAGTCTTTTTCGTTGCCCAGCTTTTTGCATATTTTCCGGTGTCCTTCGGAGCATTGGCGGAAATCTCGTTTTTCACTTGCGTGGCGGTTTTCCGGACAGCCTTTTTCATGGCAGTATCCGCAAGGTCTGCATATTCCTGCAAGCCCTGCATGATTTCCGCTGCAAGATTGTCAATACTGGTCATTTTGTCCTGCCTTTCTGGCTTCTGCAGTAATTTTCAGATAATCCTTGTGCAGATAATCCGGTGTAATACCGGTGATGTCATAAATATTTCCCTGAAACAAGATTCGGTTGCCTGTTACAGACGGCATCCAGTTTCGACTTTGCCGAATGAGAAACTCCAGCTTCTGCGTTTCCTTGGTCACACCAGCGTCCGTATGCTCCGCAGAAGCTTTCAAAGTCACTTTTGCCCAGCAGGAAAAAGCTTCGTCCCACACAGCGGTGTGATTGCCGATTTCATCAATAACAGTTCTATGCTCCAGAATGGTGATTCTCTGATTCAGAGTCCCGATTTCCATTACATCACGCCCTCTCGCTGTGCAAACAGAATTGAACGAAGATTCAGTGTAAGTTTATGATAATCAGGATTATTTCTGTTTTCATAAAGATACCCAAGTGCGAAAAGCATCGCAGTCCGCACGGTATCTTCATTCTGAGAAAAACTGTCCTCATTCATTCTTCCAACATCCATCACAAGTTGTTTTGACGTAAAAAGAAGATTCTGAATCAGCTTATCATCTTCCTCATAATCCACTCGCAGATAATTTTTCGCCTCTTTCAGCGTAATCATAGCATCACGCTTTCTTGATGGTAAGTGTCTTGATTGCTTCCGGAAGAATCAGCTTGCCGTCCAAACGCTGCGAAGCAAGGAAACCAACCTGACCAGTCATAGCAAAGAGTTCATTCAGTCTCTTGAAAGAGCGTCCCTGTCTGTCAGCCACCCAGTAATAACTAAAGTCACCGAATGCCATGCACTTATTGCCTGCTTTGATTTCCGGCACATAGCTGGATGTCTTGTAAGGACGATTGAGAATGGTATCCGGAACACCAGCCTGCACAGACGGACTCCAAATGTAGTTTCCTGTGTTGTCCTTCAACTTTCGAAGTGCCTTAACCGTAGAATCATTGAGCACCCACACCGCCTTTTTGCGGTACGGGCTTCTCAGAGAATAGAAGAGTTCCATCACATCATCAAATGTGATATTGGCAGTAGAGGTGGAAGTGCCGTCTTCCGCACCACCTGTAGCATTAAAAATGCCGGTCGGTTTTCCCTTGCCATCACCAATGAAGAACGCCTCTTCTTCCTTAGAACCGATTCTTCTTGCGAACTCCTTTGCAATGTAGGACGGCAGGTCAAAAACAGAATCATTCAAAAGTTCTTCTGAAATTTTAATTGCTGTACCAAGCTTATATGCGGAAAGCGATGCCTGTCCGAACGTATCATCAGAGAGAGAATACTGCTGTTCTTCGTCCATCCAGACAGCCTCGCCCTTGGAAGTCACAATCGGAATCTTGCGGTCGCCGTTGGAAGTTTTGATAACCGTTGCCATCTGGCGGAAAATGCTCTCTTCCTCCAATGCTTCCACCAGTTTTTGTTCAAACTCATCTGGAACAAGATAGCCGCCCTCTGCATCTGTACCAATGTGCAAATCATCATGGACATCGATCCAGTTGCGGTTTCTGACGCTGTTCCAGAAGGCCTTCTTGTAAGTGTCGCTTGCTGTACCTGTCTTTTCCGTTACATTCGGAGTTGCAGGCTTACCGAGAACAGGAGTGGAAGTTGCCTTGTTCATTTCAGCTTCGATTTCAGCCTGTCGTTCCAGACGCTGAATTTCTTTTCCGAGATCAACAATGATCTGTTCCATTGCATCATAGGTCTTGGAATCTTCTTCGCTGAGAACGCCGTTTGCATTTCTCTTACTGTCGAGAAAATCACGGGCAGTGTCCCAAGCCTTCTTTCTCTTTTCTCTGAGTTCTTTAATCGTCATAGCCATAATCAATTCCTCCAATCAATATTTCAAAAGTGCCAGTCTTTTTTCAAGCTGGTCAATCGGTGTGCCAGTAACGAATTCTGCTGATGCAGATACTTTGGATAAGAATGCAGATAGATTCTTCGATTTGGAATAGGTCATTGCGGTCAGTGTATCTTCTTTTTCTTCTTCATCCGGTTCTTCCTCTTTGGGAACAACAGGCATTTTCTTCTCTGCAAAGAGAATCCCGTCCACAAAACCCATTTCATGAGCCTTTTTTGCATTGAGCCATGTTTCATCGGACATCAGCTTTGCAATCTTGTTTCGGCTGAGATGGGACTTGGTTTCGTAGGCGTTAATAATGCTCTCTTTGACTTCTTCCAGAAGTTCAATTGCTTTTTCCATATCTGCTTTATTGCCCATTGCTGATGTGGAAGGGTCGTGAATCATCATTAGGGCAGTCGGTGCAATCAAAGTTTCATCGCCTGCCATTGCCACAACCGATGCGGCAGAGGCAGCAATGCCGTCAATTTTCACGGTAACCTTGCCTTTGTGACTTTTCAGCATGGAATAAATCTGACTCGCTGCAAACACATCGCCCCCAGGCGAGTTCAGCCAGACTGTCAAGTTTCCGCTGACCTTTGCGAGTTCATCACGAAACAAAGCAGGTGTTACTTCATCGCCCCACCAAGTATCTTCAGAGATAGGACCGTTAAACAAAAGCTCTGTTTCCGATGTATCTTCGTTTTGGATAAAGTTCCAGAATTTCTTCATTTGGTTTTCTCCTCCTTTTCTGAATTTTGATTTGCAAATGCACCTGCATCAGCGAGTTTTGTAAAGCTGCCATTTACAAGATACAAGTTACCGCCTTCCTCCTCAGAAAGCATATTCATATCTTCCTTTTCACGGATATCGTTGGCAGACATCCAGCCATTCTGTCTTGCGGTAGCATAACCCTGCATACGGGAAGCATAATCGCCACGCAGAAGTCCGTCTACATTGAACTTCACAAAATACTGCCCCTTTTCAGAATCAGAAAGAAGTGCTTTCTGCAAAGACTGCTCCCACCTTACAATCCAAGGATCAAGGCTGTATTTCACGAAATCCAATGACAGATGTTCTACGTTACTGAATGTTGCATGGTCAAGGTCACCGATCATATGAAGCGGTACACGATACATTCTTGCGATTTCTTCAATCTGAAATTTTCTGGTTTCCAGAAATTGTGCTTCATTGTTTGGAATTGCAATGGGAGTAAATTTCATGCCCTCCTCTAAAACTGCGACCTTGTGAGCATTTCTTCCGCCATAGGCTCTCTGCCACGCATCACGCACACGTTCCGGATTTTTGATCACTCCGGGGTGTTCCAAAACACCTGACGGACTTGCACCGTTTCCAAAAAACGACGCACCGTATTCTTCGCAGGCAATAGAAATGCCGATTGCATTTTTCGCAAGTGCAATCGGCGAATATCCAACCAGACCATCAAATCCAAGTCCGGGAATATGCAAAACTTCATCGGCGTAAAGAACGATGTCACCCTGTT